TGTCTTTGTCGGTGGCGAAACGCTGACCCTCGATGACGGACTTACGCCGCTTCAGGGTGACAACTATGCAGAATTGGCGGTTGACTGATGGCTAGATGGGTCGATGACACAGCGGAATTAGAGATCATAACCCCGGATGGCAATGAGCTGTTCCGTGCGGTTAAGGATGGCCGCAGCGTTGCAATCCGCTCCGGAACCGTTGCCGATGCTGACACGGCCGCTGCCATTGCCGCCCACGTATCTGCCCTAGACCCACATACGCAGTATCTAACAGAGGCAGCAGCAGCAGGGACGTATCTCACCCAAGTCAGTGCATCTGATACGTACGAGCCGCGTGGGTATGCCTACGAAACGAGAGCCCTCGTGGCGCTGTCAGAAGTGCCCTTGCTGGTCACGTACATCCGCACTGCAGGCTATGCGACGGTCGGGGATGGTGGAGAAGCCCGTTATAAGCGGGTCGGTAGTGAACCGAGCCATGCGGGAAAGGTGCAGTCAGCGGATGGGGCTTGGTGGGAAATCGTTGGGGATGAGGTGAGCCCCCTGCAATTCGGGGCCAAGTTTGATGGACAAACTATCGATTCTGTCGCAGTTCAGGACGCAATCGATTTTTTACCGTCGACTGGTGGAATTGTCCGTGCGCCGTCCGGCGTGGTCCTCGTAACAGATATAAGCTTGAATGGCACCAACGGGGACAAATCTAACGTCCTGTTGATCGGTAGTGGCATGGGCGCAACGATATTCAGAAAGCCGGATCACTCTGATTTAACAACCGCTCAAGAAAAGCGCTCAAATGTGGTTCATTGCATTGATGGAGCTGGATGTAAAATAGCACGATGCTCGGTCGAAGGCAACAAATCCAGAGGCGGGACTAAACCGCTTTATGGGTCGGTCTGGACGCCCAATCGTAGCTACACCTACACGGGCGCTGATACGTTTGTTGTCTCCACGAAGTCGGACGGTACGACTGTTACGCCGGGGGATCAAGAATCAGTGTCTCTCGCAAACGGTGGAAGAATGTTTCTACTGCGGTCGACGCACACCGCTGGTGCCTCGAACATCCTGACTGATTTAGGTCTAGGGCGTTGGGAAGAAGTCACGGATCAGCCGTGGGATGAAGACACGGCTACTGGTTACACTGGATACTGGGAAAACGACGGAGATTATAGCTACAGGCATGGTATTTATTTTGCCGGCCAAACAGCTCCAACCACCGATTGCATAGGCGAAGAGGTTGAGGTCAGAGATGCTGTCTACGGTGGTTTTGTTTCCGGTAGCGGGCCATTGTTTAATGATGAACTAGGAATAGCCGGAACAGACCGCACGGTTTGGGATCGGTGCGTGGCGATAGACAATGGTGGCTCCAACTTCGGTGGAGGCCATAATCGACTGTGCACAATGTTAAACCCAAAAACGTCGGGAGGCGCCAGCTCGGGCATACGTCTCGATGAAGAAAGTCACGGCAGCCAGATAATAGCGCCTATTGTCGAGTCTGGCGGCAGCTTAAACAACGGCGGAATATTTGCGTACAAATCCGATCGCTGCAAGATCATTTCTCCGCGCGTCAGAGGCACGTCTTTGGCTGTATGGACTGAGCAATGCGATGACACAGAGATAATAGACCCCGACGTCTCTGGAGGCGTTATCAGAATCCAGCAGCCAGTTGGCGGGAAACTGGCTGGGGGGCTGGTGTCTGGTTCGCCGTCTCAGGGCATCTACATATCAAACGGGACCGATTTTTCAATTCTCGGGACTGCATCAGAAAGCAACACGACCGAAGGGATTCTGTGGGAGACGATGCAAGGTGGTGTTATTGCCCCTTCAGTTGTCCGTCTCAACGGTCGTGAAGGCGTCAAGGCCTCAAATTGGTTTAGAGGTACATTAGGTCAATTCTCGGCGAGCAATAATGGAACAAACACCGGATACGACACTGTCCGCCCTGCAATCCGCATGGTTGACTGCGAGCATATCGCTGGCGGAATGGCGGCGTGCTTCGACACGCGAAGCGGTGGCGCGCGCACGCAAACACACGCGATTACGCTGGATACCGATTGTGCGAGTTGTTCCGTTTCGGTCGCTAACTCAAACAACTCGGTTGGCACATTCGTAGATGGTGGGTCAGGGAATTTTGTTACGGTCTTGAGTGGGGGGGCATTGGTTGATTGGATAACAGGCGCGAACCGAGATTTGCGGCGGGACATTGATGGAGCGATGGCGTTTCGCTCAATCAATGCCAGTGCCGGAAGCAACGCAAGTTCGCGCTTGTTGGCTAGCAATGGAGCTCAAGAAGGTGGAATAATACTGCGAGGTACGGGGCACGCCAATCCTAGTCGTGTCGTTCTTTATTCGAATTCCAGCGCCGAGGGCATTGAAGTCCTGCTCAACTCCATCCGCCGCGCGTTCTTTCCTCAGTTAGGGGGAATGATTATTGGTCCTGCGTCGGCAGCTTTGACGACAGCTACGGACGGATTTCTCTACATTCCGTCGTGCGCGGGAACTCCGACAGGGGTTCCAACAGCGCAGACTGGCAAAATACCGATTATTGTGGATTCGACTAATCACAAATTGTACTTTTACAGCGGCGGCGCATGGCGGGACGCAGGTCCGTAAATGCCCATTCTCCCACTAGCCCTACCGCCTCAGTCTAATCAAGGCAGCGAGCCCCACACCGGCATCGCTGCGCAGATCAACTGCTACGCGGTCCCCATCGGCACGGAGCGCAAATCTCCGATGCTGATCAAAGCGGCGTCGGGGCTCACGGCCATGGCGACGTTTGAGGCTGGCGCTGGCATTCGCGGTCTGCTTGAGGTCGATGGCATCGCCTACGCCGTGGCAGGGCGCATCTTGTATTCCGTCGATCCTACGGGGTCTGCGGCGCAGCTGGGCGGCATTCCGTCAGACGGCTACGTCGGCGTGGCCCGGAACCAGAGACAGGCTGGCGTGCAGGTCTGCATCTGCTGTGACGGCCTGTCGTGGATCACGGTCGGCGGCGTGCTCACTCCGATCAGCGACACGGACCTTCCACCGGCCATCGACGTGTGCTGCATCAATCAGAGCTTCATCTTCGCGGCTGCGGACGGCCGGATGATCCGGTCTGAGATCAACGACGGTTTCAACGTTGACGGTCTGGACATCGCCGAGGCCGAGAGCGCTCCAGACGGGCTGTATCGGGTCGTCGACCGCGGGTCCGATCTGATCGCCATCGGGTCGAGATCAACAGAGGTCTGGACGGATCAGGGCGGCGAGGCGTTCGGGTTTGCCCGGGCGAATGTGATCTCCATCGGTGCGGTTGGAGCACGAAGCGTCACTAAAGCGACCGTTCTGGGTGACGTTGTGGCCGATACCGTTGCCTGGGTCGCGACGGACGCCAACGGCCGCTATGCCGGCATCATCATGCTTGGCGGTTACACGCCGCAGAAAATCTCCACGGCCTACATTGATCGCATCGTGGATCAGGTGGCCGACAAATCCAGCATCGTCGCAACGTCATGGGTCGAGCGCGGGCGCGCCTTCATCTCATGGCGTCTGCCGGACACGACGATCGTCTTCGATACGTCCACGCGCCTCTGGCACGAGCGCCGGAGCCGGTCTCCCCTCGGGGCTGAGACCACATGGCGGGTCGGGCTGGCAACGGTCATGAATGGCCGGGTGCTGGCAGGCGATGCGGACACGCCAAACCTCTATTGGCTGGATCCGGATGTGCAGACGGAAGCTGGCGCCGAACTCGTGATGGTGCTCCGCACGCCCCCGCTGCACGCGTTCCCCGGGCGGATCGAATGCAATCATCTGTACGTCGACGTGGTGCCGGGCGTTGGCATTCCCGGTGGCGATGCAAACCCCGAGATCGCGCTCCGCAAGAGCAACGACGGCGAGACGTGGGGCGGTGAGCGGCTCCGCTCGCTCGGGCAGCAGGGGCAGCGCCAGAAACGGGTCTCATGGACTTCGCTCGGCACGTTCGACAGCGCCACGTTTGAACTCAGGTGCTCGGCTGCGGTGACGCGCGAAATCCTGAGCGCCACGTGGGACGGCAAGGTGCTGCCTCCGTGAGCAATGAAATCACCGCGCCCCCGGCCGATGAGCGCGTGCTCGACGGCACTCACCTTGCGCGTCTCTGGTTCCGCTGGGTTTCACGTGTGACGGCTATCCTCGGTGGGAAAGAGCCCCTGAAACTGGCGCAGTACGCGGCGGGATCGCTGCCGGACGCGGCGAAATGGCCGGGGTGCGCCGTGATCGTAACGGATGAAACCGATGGGCGAACGATCGCCACGTCGGACGGAGCGAAATGGCTCCGGGTGTCGGATGGAACGGAGGTCTCCTGATGGGTCTGTTGGATACTCTGCTGGGCAAGACCGGCAAGAAGGTGGCTAAAGAGACGCTCGCGGCCAATCAGGGCCAGGCGACGGCCGGCTACGATGCCCAGAAGAACTACCTGTCGGGCGGATACTCATCGGCGAACGCCAGATTGCAGCCCTACGCGACGCAGGGAACGCAGGCGAACACCACCTACGGCAATTTCCTCGGCATGAACGGGGCTGAGGCGCAGAAAGGCGCGATGGCGGGATACGAGGCCTACAACCCGTACCTCAACGCCACGATGGACAGCCAGATGAAGGCCGTCGACAGGCGCGCGGCGGCCACGGGCCAGCTCAACAGCGGCATGGGCGCGCTGGCTCGGGCTCGGGTAGCGGATGAGACATCCTACCGGAACTATTCCGACTACCTGAACCGGGTGCAGGGCATGGGCGCGCAGGGGATGCAGGCCTCGAACGCGCTCGCCGGATACGACATGGGCTACGGCCAGGGTCTGGCAGGCATTGACGGCAACTACCGCTCGGGCATGACGGGCTCTCAAAACCAGTATTCGCAGAACTACCTCGCGGCCGATCAGGCTCCCTGGCAAAACCTGCTTGGAGCAGTCGGGACCGGCCTCGGAGCGTTCAACGCGTTCAAGTCCCCATCTGGCGGCGCGAACGGATTTGGCGAGTGGCAGACCTCAGTGAAGAAGGGCTGACGCCATGGCAAACCCCTATGTCCTTGACTGGTCTCCTATCACGAACGCTCTGGCGTCGTACCAGAAGCAGAAGAACGCGGATCGCGAGTTCTCCGAGAGCGGCCGTCGTTGGGAATCCCAGAACTACCTCGCTCAGGAGCAGTTGGGCATCCAGAAGCAGGGCGCGGCCCGGCAACAGGCCGAATACGACCGTCAGAACGAGGTGCGCGGCGGCGTCACGAACTGGCTCTCGAACAATCCGAACGTCGGCGGCGTGCCTCAGCCTCTGGTCGATCTCGCCAGAATTCAGAGCGACCCGTCAGGGGTGCAAAACTACATCCTGGCGGAGGCGAAGCGAAAAGCTACGCTCAATGGGCCGGAGGAATTCGGTAAGGCCGGATCGGTGTTCCAAGGGCAGGACGGCAAGTTCTACACGGTCCAGTTCGGGTCGAAGGGGCAGCGAAACATCATGCCGGTTGAGACCGGCGGGCAGCCTCTCACGCCTGCCAAGGGCGTCGGGATAGTCGGTGACGAGATGTACGACTCTGCGACAGGTCTGCCTCGGCGCAACGTCGCTCCGCAAATTGCTGGCAAAGAAGCGGCGGAGAAAATCGGCGAGGCGCGCGGTCAGGCCGTGGCCGATCTGCCTCGGAAGCAGATGCAGGCGGAAGGGATACTCAAGACGGTGCGCCAGATTCGAGAGCACCCCGGACTTGGCGGCAATTTCGGCGTCTCAGGAGCGTTCCCCAACATACCCGGCGGCCAGTCGGCCAATGCGAACACGCTGATTGAGCAGATGAGGGGCAAGGCGTTCCTAGAGGCATTCAATCAGTTGCGCGGCGGCGGCGCCATTACCGAGGCGGAAGGTCAGAAAGCGACGGTGTCTCTCATCCGCGCTCAGAACGCGCAGAGCAAAGAGGCATTCATCGAAGCGCTGGCCGACTTTGAGTACAGCGTCATGACAGGCATGGAGTTGGCGCGCCGTCAGGCTGGCATAGGCGGTCCGAATGGCAATGTCGGCGTCAGTCCGAACGGCGGCTTCTCGATCCGGAGGCTTGACTGATGGCCCGCTACGAGGTCACCGGGCCGGATGGCCAACGCTATGAAATCACGGCACCGGACTCCGCAACGGATAAAGATGTTCTCGCGTACCTGAACCAATCGGTATCGTCTCAAATGGACGGTGCAGGCAGGTTCGCGGCGCCACAAGCGGCAGGGGCGAAAATCCCCGAGGTGAATACGGCCGCTGACGTTGCCAAGGGCGCGGGCGTTGGGCTGGCGAAAGGCGCGCTCGGGATGGCCGGATTGCCCGGCACCATCGAGCAGCTTGGCCGCATGGGCATCAACGCTGGCGCACAGGCTCTCGGAGCAACGGGCGATGTCGTGTCGCCAGAGACCGCACTACCCACCGGTGGCGACTTGCAAAAACGCGTCGAGGGCGTCACGGGAGAGTTCTACAAACCACAGACCACGGCCGGGCAATACGCCCAGACGGTCGGCGAGTTCGCGCCGGGATTAGCGTTCCCCGGTAGCGGTGTGCAGCGCGTTCTCGGGAACGTCGTCGGTCCGGCTCTGGCATCCGAAACAGCCGGTCAGATGACGAAAGGGACGGCCGCAGAGCCGTGGGCTCGTGTCGGCGGTGCGCTTGTCGGCGGTGGTCTCCCGAATGCGATTTCGCGGACTTACGCGCCGGTCCCGACCGACCCAACACGTGCGGCCCACGTCCAGCGGTTGCGGGATGAGGGCGTGACCGATTTGACGGCAGGGCAGGTGACCGGGTCACAGCCGCTTCGGCGTTTGGAGCAGATCGCTTCAGACCTCCCGGGAAGCGGCGGTCGTGCGCGAACGCAGTCCGATCGCGCCGCCGAGCAGTTCACGCAGGCTGCGCTGCGCCGTGCGGGAGTAAACGGCCCCAGAGCAACGCAGGACGTCGTTGACGCAGCGTTCGTTGCTCATGGTCAGCGTTTTGATGATCTTGCGAACGCTTCGACACTCACACTCAACACGAATGATCGTAGGCAGATGGCGAATGCCATACAGGGCTATGCAAACCTCACGCCCCCCTCTGCGAGGGCTACCATCATTGCCGATTTTTTCGATGACGTTGATCGGATAATAGGACAACGCATCAATGGTGAAGTCTACCAGCGTTATCGGTCTTCAATCGAGAACGCCGCGAGAGATACGACCGACCCAGCTTTGGCCCGAGGTCTCCGCGGCATCCGAGACGTTCTGGATCAAGCTGTAGAGCGAGGGCTTCCGCCTCAACTACAGGGGCAGTGGCGCGAGGCTCGGGGTCAGTACCGCAACTTACTCGCGATCTCTCGCGCTGCGGGTGCAGCGGGGGAGAATGCTGCGAATGGTCTCATCTCCCCCGCTCAGCTCGCATCGGCGACGAAGGCGGTGCAGGGGGCTCGCAATTTTGAGCGCGGCCGCGGGGATCTTCAGCATCTCGCCCGCTCCGGCCAGGCCGTAATGAGCACACTGCCCAACTCAGGCACTGCCGCGTTGGAGGCTGCAAGGGGGATTGGGCACGCAGGCGGCGCGGGCCTCGGCGCCTTGGCTGCTGGCGCACCTGGCGCCGCGCTAGGCGTCTTCGCAGGTCCAATAGGCCAGGGAATGCTCGCGAGGGCATTCATGAGCCGCCCGATGCAGAACTACCTCGGGGCCAACGCGCGCATGGCGCCGATGGAGACCAATGCGTTGCAGGCCGGGCGAAACGCTCTGCCTGCCGCGCTGCCGTCGGCGATGAACCAGCCGCCCCTTGATGTCACCGTCTATCCGCCCGGTGATCCTCGGAATAGGTACTGATCTAACTCCCTGACAGCGCTTTCCATGCCCACCTCACCAGCGATGTGAGGACGAAAACGCTCACGGCCAAGAGACCATAAAACCAAGCCAGACCGAGGACCTTATCCCGCAGCCGGGGAGGCCTATTGTTCGCTGCGATCATCTCGTCGGTCGCAGCCTCGAACTCGCGGTCAAAACGCTTCATCGCGACTCCCTGTCCCGCGTCGTCGCCTCCATTGACCACATCACCAGAGGCAACAATGGCCGACGCACAGCTCGTCCTCCCGCCCGGATTCCGAGTCACTGACGCCAATGACCAGCCAATTGCTGGGGCTCAGTTGAGGTTTTATTCGGCGGGCACGTCAACCCCTATGACGGTTTATTCCGACTCCGGGCTCGCAAATGCGCTCGGGGTGGCGGTGACGTGCGACGATGGAGGATACCCCGTCTCGGGCGGATCATCGAAAACCCTGATCTACGTCGGCCCGAACGACTACAAGTTGGTGATCACCGACGCCGATGATGCCGTGCTGATCACGCACGACAACATCAAGGGCGCGCTCGTCGTTCCCCCCACGGCGACCGCCGCCTATCCGGTCACGCCGGTCATCTCCCGAACGGCGAACTACACGGTTCAGGATGCGGATCGCGGGCGCCTCATCAACGCCAATTGCTCTGGCGGGACGTTCGTCGTCACGCTCCCGAGCGCCATCGCGGCGGGCGACGGCTTTCGCATCGGCATCCGCCACGCGGGCTCCCAGAACCGCGTCATCCTCCGCACGTCGGCCCTCCAGACCATCAACATGGGCGGGGAAACCCCGCAGGGCATGACGCTGCACGATCAGGGCCATACGGTGTGGCTCTCGTCGGACGGCGCTTCGAGCTGGACGGTAGACAGCGAGACACCGGCGCTGATCAGCGCGCGGAGCCCGGTGATATCCGTGCTCGATAAACGTGCCGATCCGCCGCTGTCGTTCGCCGGCGGTGATCGCTGGATCATCGAGGGCCTTCCCTCTGGCACCTGGAACACGTTCACCGAGGGCGACATCGTTGAGGCCGATGGCGTCGGCGGTTGGATCGCCTACACGCCGCGCGACGGCTGGCTCGCATGGGCGGTCGATGACGAGCGCCTGAACGCATGGCACGACAGCGAATGGAACGAGTGGTCGAACGTCATGACCCCGCCGCCGACCGCGCTCGGCGTTGGCGTGTTCCAGCATACCGAGGTCGACGGATCTAACGGTGGCGGAACCGCATTAGTCGGCTGGCAGACCGCGAAACTCAATACCGTTAAGTACAACTCCATCACGGGCGCGTCGCTCTCGTCCGATCAGATTGTATTGCCTCCCGGCAATTACATGATCTTCGGCAGCAAGGTCATGCTGGGCTCCGGTACGAGCGCCATCCGCTTCCGGTTGAGCGACGGGGCGCTGTTCCCCGGCGTAAACATGTCCACGACCAACTCGAATGGTCGCGGCAAGTTGCACGAGGCGCACGCGGCCTTCAACACCGGCCCGAGCGCGGGAAAAACCGTGTTCCTCGAATACTACGTCCAGACGAACAACGATGCGGGCGACCTCGGTGAGGCGCTGGCGATCTCGGGTAATATCGAAACATTCGCCAGCATCACCGTCATCAAACTGGACTCGATCCAGGGGGCAGCTGGCTCGACGGGTGCGCCCGGCACGAACGGTTTTGATGGTGGCTGGGCTTACCGGTATTCGACCTCGACTTCCGGCGATCCTGGCAGCGGCCGTGTCTCGCTGAATAGCATGAGCCCGTCCCTCGCAACGTCCGTGTTCCTCAGTGACACGAACGCCGCCAGCGGCACCATGGGGCCGGTACTGGATCTGATTGACGACAGCACGAGCGCCATTAAGGGGCGCATGATGATTGCCCGGCGCAATGCTCCGGGGCACTTCCACGTCTACAGGGTGATCGGCGGCGTGGTCGATCACGGAGCTTATCACGAGGTCCCGGTTCAGTACGTCCATACGACGGGCTCGATCGCCGATGATAACGACATCACGGTCCAATTCTATCCCACGGGCGATAACGGGGCCATTGGGACGGCTGATGCCGATGATGTGACGTACACCGCAGACGGCACGGGAGCAGTTGAGCGCAGCGTCAAAGACAAGCTCGATGATTTCTGGATCAGCGTGAAGGATTTCGGTGCGGTCGGTGACGGCGTCACGGACGATCACGCGGCCATCGAACTTGCTTTGGCGGCTGTCCCTGCGAGCGGCGGCACGCTCTACTTTCCGCCGGGAGTGTATTGCCATACGCTGCCGTTGGAGTTTGGTGACGGCGACACGAATAACGCATCCACAAAGCAGAATATCGCGATTATCGGTCAGATGGCCGGGACGTTCACTGCGGCAGAGTTTCCGACCGGCGCGTCTTTGCGCGGTGGCTCTATCCTCAAATACACCGGCACGTCGATCACCGATCCGAGCGTGATCTTCAAGGGGCCGATGACGTGTCACTTTGAGGGATTTGTCATCGACGCGAACAGTCTCGCGGATGGCGTTGAAATCTCGCATTGCTACAACAGCACTTTCAGAGCAATCACGGTCATAAACTGGAAAAACGAGGGATGGAAACTCTCGGCATTCCCGAACCCTGTGCCGGCCGGCATCGTCATCGGGTGCATGGATAATACGTTCGAGAAAATACGGGTTTGCGATGCCTCTGAGGCAACGAACACTTCAGCCTGCATTGTCGGCAATTCGTCCGGGTTCACCACATCTCCAGGGCTCGATGTCGCCCGCAACAGGTTCACTGACTGCTTCTTTTGCTGCATCGACGAGGCGGGTTCGAGTGCGGTCGTATTGCGCTACTGCGACCTAAATAGCTTCTTTAACTGCTTTCTCTACGCCGAGTTCTCGTCCGGAGGTTCGCCAGCCGTTGCAGCTCCGATCAGACTGCTCCCGGATATGTCGTCTCCTGGCGTCTCGAATACGTTCCCGAGCGGCAACGTGTTCTCGAACTGCCCAACCACGGGTAACGTCGTCATATCCTCGGACTGGCTCCCGAGCCCGAACAACAACGGCAATCTCTGGTTTTTGCCGCATGCAGGAGAGCAGGCAGGCCTAGCTGATAGCCCAGTTTTTGCTTCAAGAGGCGGCGTATTCGGGTTTGCGCAGTCTGGACGCTGGCTCGATCCGCAAATCGGCGTATCGCTCGGCAACCTGATCCAGGGCGTGACGCGATCGGTTCTGCACCGCTCAATGACGGCAACGAGCGTCCAGGACACGACCACAAAAACCAATATTTTCACGCGCCAAATCCCGGCTTACCTGCTCCAGAACCGGTTTCCAACGACCTATGGCGTCTACACCAAAGACCGCCAGCTCCGGATGCACATCAAGGGGCGGTATCTCAACAACTCGGGAGGCTCTGAGACGGTCACGCTGACCGCGACGTATGGCTCGACGCAAATCCTGTCAGCTCCTATTGCGATTACGTCGGATGCCAATTCTCGGACAGTCATCATTGACGTCACCCTCAGCGCTAGAAACGACGGAGCATCGACGCAATTCTCGGACTCTGAGATAAAAGTATTCGCTCCGGCGGCAACGAGCGGTGGGGCGGTGCTGATTGCGGCGCATTATGCGGCGCAACACGCGGCCGTCGCAGAGAACTCGGAAACACCGCTTTCCATGACGGTCGCGGTCCAGCACACGACGGCGTCGGCCAACATCTATTGGGTCACGGATACCGCGACATTGGAGATGCTCTGATGCGGCGGTTCGAGGACCGTGGCGCTTACTTGGAGGCGCCCGGCCCGGTGAGGCTCAGGCGCTACCGGCCGGACAAACTCCCGAACGCTGCCGAGTGCGTCGATTGCCTCATCATCATCAACGATGACCGGGACGGCGTGCCTCGGGCTCGGCTGGCGATGTCCAACGGGGCGAGCTGGGACTTCATCGCGTGCGCTCACGAGGTGGAGCACGTTGCTGTGCCGCAGCCGTCCACCGCCGTCACTGTGCAGCCGGTGAGGCCAGCGGAGATCGACCTGACGCCCATGGTCCGGGCGGCTGTCGAGGCCGCTCTGCCGGCCATGCTGCCCCAGCCGGTCAAGGTGATCGAGCACCGCAGCGAGAGCCCTTTGGCGGGCCTCGCACAGCTCGATCAGCTTCGCGACGACATCGGCACACTCGCGCGGGCGAACATCGAGATCGGTGAGCATTTGCCACTGATCGCACGACAACTGGCCGAAGTGATGGCGCGCGTGGAGTTCATCGAACAGAACGCGCTCGCGAGAGCCCAACTGGAGGTTGGCTGATGGCGGACAACTATCTCGATCCGAACAACTGGCAGGGCGAGCAGCCGGTTCGCGCCTACGAGAGCTACATCGACTCGCTGCCGATGGACGAAGGCGCGGTAGCGCTTCAGACATTCCTTCGCATGCAGGGCGTGCCATGATCCCCGCGAGCATAAGGAACAGGAACCCGGGATCTCAGGAGCCTGGGTTCGCGTCGAAGCGGTGGGGCGCCACGTCCCACGAGGTTCTTCGCTGGACCGACAAAAAGGGCAAGACGCACACCAACGAGATCGCGACTTTCCCGACGCATCAGCATGGCGGCGCTGCGGTCTTCACGCTGCTCGCCGAGGGCAAGCACTATCGCAACAAGCCCATCGCAGAGGCCATCGCGACGTGGTGCGGCGGGCATTCGGCGTCCGAATACATCGACCATATGGAGCGCTCGACGGGGACCAAACGAACGGCTCTGCTCACCAACGAGCGAATCCGCGATCCGGACATCGCGGTGCCGATCGCCATGGCGATTGCTCGGTTCGAGGCGGGGGCTGGCGCCAAGCTCCCTCTGGACGAGGACGACTGGCGGGGCATCCACGCTATGGCGTTCGGAGCGGCCGTTGCGCCAGCGCCGACACCTGACAACGACGTGCCGTTCCAGAAGCCCGAGGGCGTCCACCGTGAAACCATCGCGCAGCGCGTCAGGAGGGCCTACCAAGCTTTCTGGGCGTCTGTGACGACCATCGGCAGCGTTGGCGTTGTCGGCGCCGTGTCGGGCGAGGAATCGTATCTCCCGGCCGTGCCTCAGGGCCTCATGCAGAGTGTGAAGAACGCAGGCGGCTGGACCGATCTCGCGTCGGGCAACACGTGGCAGATACTGGCGTTTGGTTCGGCTGCGTTCGGTGCTGTGTGGCTGTTCCAAAAGGTGCGGGGATGAGCGACAATTACCTGAACCCGTGGGCATGGCGTTCCGACATGGATGCGCCGCAACCTGACAATTATTTGGCTCCAAGACCTCCCGCGACACTTAAGCCGGGACCGGCTCCCACCGGGCGGGATCGTGTCTTCGACATGGCCTATGGCTGGCTCGGCGGTCTGCCTGAGAACCGGGCGACGGCATCTGCGCTCACGAACCTCTTCGACGTTGGTACGCTCGGCATGGTGACGGGGGCATATGATGGCGCACGCGAGTTGGCGACGACGGGAAAGCCAGTGGAGCTTGCAATGGCGTTGATGCCAGGGGCAAAGCCGGTTTCAAGGGCAATTCCCAGGACCGCGACGGAGGCGCGTAAAGCTGCGGCGGAGCTATGGCGCGCAATGAGGTCGAGCCCATACGAGCACCACGGTGTCAGGGTAACCGAGCAGCCCCTCGATCTAGGAAAACCAGCGCCACATTCCTACACCTGGAGCGACGGGAACTGGACCGATGAGAGGCTGCCTGGGACATCCACAGTAGGGATTAACCCGTATGGGCCAACGTCTGGTCCTGGCTCCATTCCGTGGGCGCTCGAGCGCGCAGGATACGACGCCGGCCAGGGGACGAGGTATTCAGCTGGCTACTATCCGGGTGAGCATGTGAGCGTCATCGGCGCGGATAGTAAGTCCGCCGGCGAAGACGTTGGAGAGTGGATTCTCAACGGAGAGGTTGTTCGGCGTCTGCCGAAGTGAGGGCGGGGTAATCAATAATGATCAGTCGATTTGCCCTGCCTCTGGCAGCGGCCCTTGCAGTCATGGCCGGGTGGTCATGGACCATGCAGCAGCGTGGAGTACAGCGTGAAAAGGTGCGCGTCGAAGCGATAGGGAAGAAGCTCGATGCGAAAGCAGGGGCAGCACGGAAGAAGGTCGCGGCTAAGCCGCCATCTGAGATCCAGGCTGATCTCAAGCAATGGTGTCGGGATTGTAATTAGCCCGAGTTCCAAAATTCTCCGGCATACTTACGCGCGGCATCAGCGTAGGCCCGGGCGGCTTCTTCTGGAGTATGGAATGTCCCAATTCTGTGATTGCGACCCTGCACGACGATGTAAGAACGGTACTTTCCTCTTTCTCGGTAGACGCCTTTGTATCCTGTCGTGTTATCAGAGCGCCGCTTTCTATTGGCGCAGTTCTGCGCGTGGGTAGCGATCCGAAGATTTTTAATACAGTTGTCGGACTTCACGAGATTGATGTGATCCAATTCTCCTGAAGGTTCTTCTCCGTGCACGTAAATCCACGCGATGCGATGGGCAGCGTAGTCCTTCTTATCTATCGCAATGTAAATGTATCCGTTCGGGTCTAGACACCCAGCCATCGAGCCAGCGGCTCTGTTCCCGCGGCTTATTCTCCACGTGAATTCCCCTGTGTCGGGATTGTAATTTAGTAGTTCTTGAATGCGTGCTTGTGTCGGGTATGACATGAAAACCTCCTACGCAGGAGAATATCAGGAAATGCGGAGAATAATAACTCTGATAATGTTATCAACACCCCTTAGCGGGTGCGGCCGCACTACAGAGGGCACGCTCGCCCAGGTTTGCGGCGACAACGGCTGGCGCGAGATCGGGGTTCGGAAGAAGGACGTCATCACTGACGATACCGGCCGCGAGATCGTGGGGAACAACAAGGCGCGTGACGCGTGGTGCAACAAGAAGGCGTAGAGGCCATGTCCCATGCACTACATCAACGGGCACCGTGGCCCGGTCCCGCCGCCGGATCACACGTCGATCCTGATCGGTTTCGCACTACGGATTGGACGATTGGAGGGAGCGGTGTTCAATCGTCCGGAGCCGCCACGGCAACAGTTGGACTGGGTGACGTACGTCGTGGGAGCCGTGCTCCTAGGAGCGGCGACGTTCGGGAAAATAACGTGGTCAGAAGCCCTGCCGTCAGTGCTGGGCTTGCTTGGCAAGTGAAGTTCGTGGCTGGCTGCCTCCTACTCGGGGCGGCTATCCTGGTCGCGTGAGGGCGCGACTTCCGCCGCCGTCTCTACGAGATCACATGGGTTAGTAGCCTCATCTACTGGCATCGGGGACATATACTCGGTAATCAGTCTGTCGAATCCGTATTTTCCGAGGCGCAGCAGCGTCACACCAGTCCCGCGTCCGTATGTCAGTTCTACGACGTCGCCGTCCGTGCGCAACGAAATCTCGCCTGATGTGACAAAATCGACTGGAAGTTCTGCCACTTCCTCTTCTGATGACGTATTGCGCAGCGAGCGCACGCGGGGAGCATCGGGTATACCCATTGCGATGCGCTCATCCATCCAAATCAGAACCCGCCGCTGCTCGTGATGGTCCAGATCTTTCAGCGCGGCGATGATCTGGCTCATTGCAGAAATCTCTTTGTCCATCCCCTCACTCCTTGTCCTGCACGCCGCTTTCGTTCGCCAGCTCAGAGCGTAGACGCTCTATCTCGGAGGCGGCGTCTTCGAGCAGCGTGTGGGCATCAAACATCCCTTTCCTTACGGCGATTGGCGCATTCCTCAGGCTATCGACAATATCCCCCATCTTCCCCTCCGTGGGTTTAGCAAGCAGAGCGGCTACTTTGTATCAGCCTTGATAGCCAGTTCCTCGGCAACGCGGTCACGCGGCTTTGCCTTCCGCGTCTGAGCGCTCGTGTAGCTCTCTCCATAAGCGAACGCGTAGCTGTGCGAGCGGTTGGCGTTAGACGAGCGCGAGACGCCGGATAGGCCGTCTTTCATGCCGTCCAGATGGCCAGCGATCATATCGCTGAAGCATTCCCATCGCTGCATATCCGTTCTCCCCTGCTCATTAGTGGGAATGTAGCAAATCGCTTGCATTGTGTCAATTGTAATGATAACAGTTATTGCATGCGATTCACAGATGACGACATCGTTGCTGAGATCGAGCGCGCCATAGAGCGAGCCGGCAGTCTGCGCCGTTTTGCCAAAGAGGCTGGCGTATCGCCTACGTTCGTCTCGCTCGTGCGACGCAGCAAGTCGCCGCCCGGTGAGACGCTGGCTCGCCACCTCGGTTTTGTTGATGATGGCAAGCGGTGGGTGCGTGAACGCGAACTCTCCCGCCGAGAGCGAGAGAAAAAGGAGGGATAGGGATGAGCAGGATGATGTCGCGCGGGGCGCACGAAGCGAACATGGAGAGCGCCGCCCGAGCGGGTTATGGCAAGGTCGCGGAACAGGCGTATCAAATTGCCAAGCTTGAGCGCGTGCTCGCTCTCGCCAAGAAGGCCGTCGCTTATCACAGGCTCGGATACGATCTCAATTCGAGCTTCGACGCAAACGCCATGCTCGCCATCATGGACGAGTTGGGCGAGGCCACAGACGCAGCCTAAACACATCTCCCGCCGCGAACGCGAGAAGAGAAAGGAAGGGAAATGACGCCGAAGCAGCGGGAGTGCTCAGAGCCGTTGGAGATCGATGACAATGGGAATCTGATCTGCCGATCCTGCGGCTATGGGGGTGTTGGCGTGACTGAGAGCAGCGTTACGCATTTTTCCTTCGACCACGAATGGTATCTGGGCGGGGTCCGCATGCTACCAGGCGAATACGAGATGAAGCGCGTGGGCGCCGACGTCCGTTCCCGCTCTCTCAACAGCTCAGAGAAGAAGGGGGAGTAGGTGTGTGTTGGCTAACACTAGCTAACTGGCTAACCAGAAGTTTTGCTAACAGCTTGAAATCATTGGTGAGCGGGGTGGGGATCGAACCCACGACCATCTGATTAAAAGTCTCGTTGATTCCGTTTTATTTCAATGCTGTTAGCCGATATTCCGCCGCTGGTCAGCCAATCCCGCTGCGTTCCAATCTCAATATCGCTGCGGTGGCTCTGCGACGCTGGTCGGCACGGGCCGTGTAGCGCCTGACCATCGAAGGCGTCTTGTGCCCGGTGATAGAAGCGATGTCACGATCAGAGCATCCGGCGTCAGCAAGCGCGGTCGCTGCGCTGTGTCTCAGGCCGTGGAAGCACAGATGCCCAAGGCCGATCTTGTCGAGGTGCTTGTCGAGTTCGTGGCTGAACGTCGTCGGTTGCCACGCTTTGCCTTTCGCCGTGACGCAGAACAGCAGCCTGTCGCCCGGCAAGGCGTCGAGATAGCCTCGCAGCCGCTCGTGGCAAGGTATCCAAAGGTCCGCCCCTGTCTTGCCCTGCGTGACCTCGATCGCGGTGCCATCGTAGCGTCCGCGAGCCATCCGGAGAACGTCGCCTTTCCTCTGGCCGGTATATCGGCCAAGCATGTACGGTGTCAGCAGAGCTTCGCGAGGTAATGAGTTCTCAAACCTCTGGCAGTCGGCGTCTGACCACGTGATGTAGGCTGTGGGCGTGTTGATCATTTTGACCCGCAGGAGCGGGTTAGCGTCGATGTATCCGCGGTCAACGGCCCAGCTCAAAAGTCTGCGGCATACCTGAATGAAATGATCGGCGGTGCGCGGTCGGTCTGCTAGCTCGTCACGGAGGGTTAGAATGTGCATCCGTTTGATGTCAGCTAGCCTGCCTTTGCCGACAATGTGGAGCCGGTCGAGATCCTTTGCGTAGGCGATCCGCGTCGAGGTGCCTAGCTGGCAATACTCAGGGCTACGTTTGAAATCGGCGACGAGAGCGTCAATGGTTCCGGGAGCCGCCGAATTGCGGGAGATTTCCAGCCCGGCGAGCAGGTCGTTGTATTGCTGCCAGAATTCCGGGCTGTCAGGCTCGCCGTGCAGTCTGACCTTTACTTTTCCGTGGCGGAAATAGCGATACACCTTCCCCTTGGCCGTGTAGGCGTGCACGTGCCTCATTGATCGCCTCCATGATCGCATCGCTCCCGGTGCCCTTGAGACCGTGGGAGGCTTCAAGGGCTATGCGATTCCATCGCCTCTTGCCTCGCCCGGGCAAAGGCTGTGGATAGATGCCGTTCTGAACGGCCGATAGAAAGGCTCCTCGGCTCATCCCAACAAATGCTGCCGCTTCTGCAAGATCGAGAGCGATCGGAACGAGTCCCATTTCTCTCAGGCGAGTGCGCCCGTCGCTCATTTCCCCACCTCCGGACGGGCGGAGAGAAGGGCGGCGTAGACGTTTTTTGTGAACGGATGCTCGCTGCCCTCGATCATCGCCTCTATGAGAGAGTCTGTGGGAGAGGTCATGCTGCCTCCGCTTGCTGAATGGCGTCGATGTTGCCCTTCGCGACGCTGAAAGTCAGAGCAACAACCCATGGGTTGTCATTCCATGCAGAGTCCGCGCGTTTGCCGTTGATGGATTGCCAGAGCGAACGGAAGCTCTCGCGCGGATCGGTCCAGCCAGCCGCGGAGCTGCCTGCAGGGTAGTCGAGCCACTGATCGCCGTTCCCGTGGGGGCTACGTTCAACCCCCTCTGCAATCGCATCCTTCTCGCTGATGTCCTGCAATCTCTGCACCCTGACATCGGTGACGGTCAGTGTCAGGCGCGAGGCCTTTCGGGGCATATGGATGCTTGGCTTCCAGCATGACTTAACCGATCCGTCAGCATTTAGGATCTTGTAGCCGTCTCCGTCATCGATGCCTTCAATCTCTGGATCGCTGGCTCGATAGCCGTAATCGGCCCAATCTTCGACAACGCCGTCACGCCCGATCGGACCATTGCACCAAGTCTCGCGCACCCACAGTCGGTCGCCGGGGGCGTAGCCTACGCGAAACTGCTCGCATGGGCGATCATCGCGCGTCCACCAGCACCAGTTGATCCCCATGCCGCGCGGATTATCGGGAGTACGCTTGCCACTGCAATAGGCATCGAGATATGGCCAGTTATGCTTCGGCTCATGCACGGTATTGCTCAGTCCCGGGCGATCCGGCACACCCGACAACAGGCGACGCGTCTGGGTCTTCCGGCCGTCGAGCAAAGCGCGCACCATCGGTCCGGAGAATAGGATTGGGCGGTCGGTCATGCTGCGCCTCGTATCGCCGCTCATGGGCTCACCTCGCCAGATGCATGTCTGATGTCGTCGAGCAGCGCCACAAACAGGTCGTAGCTGGCGGCATCGGCGGCGGCACGGGCGGCGGCATGGGCGGCATCGGCGGCGGCACGGGCGGCGGCATGGGCGGCATGGGCGGCGGCATGGGCGGCATCGGCGGCGGCACGGGCGGCGGCATGGGCGGCATGGACGGCGGCACGGGCGGCGGCATTGGCGGCACGGGCGGCGGCACGGGCGGCGGCATGGGCGGCATCGGCGGCATGGACGGCGGCATGGGCGGCATGGACGGCGGCATGGACGGCACTGACGGCCCCTATTAAGAGATCGGCGTCGCCAGCGCGCAGCGCGGCGACCACCATCTGGCTCGCTGCATGGACCTCCGTCCACACTGCGAGCCCGCTGGCTACAGGATCCGCCTTTGCCAGCGCGAGTTCCACGCATCGGATGAGGTACTGTGTTTTGATGCCGTCCCACGCGGCATCGTCGAGGCGTGACCACGCCCTCATCGCGGCGGCGTATCGCACCCCCAGGTCGGCCGCGTGTGACGCGCCAGCGCCGTCAAACAGCGTCACTGTAATCGTGGCCATCCACTCAGGCATCAGATGCGCCGGGCATGCACTCGCGTCGCCAATATCCGAGTGGATTGCGCCGAGCAGGCACGCCAGCTCGCGGCCGCCGTTTCCATCGCCATCGCGGCCGTGCCACATGCCTGTGCGCAGGCGTCCCTCAGATGCAAACGCCGCGATCCGGTCGGCGGCGGCGGCGTGGGTTAATTGAGATAATGTCGTCATAGGTAATCCCCGCATTTACAGTTCGGCCCGCATTTCCTCCCGCCGCGATGGGTCCAGCTAATCCAGACCAACACGACGAGGAACCGCAGCCAGGTCAACGGCGCCCCCATGAGCGCGCCCAAGGGTCGTAGCCAGCCGGAGCGGATCGCATCGGCCTGCTGCTCTTCCTGACCCCGATGCGCTTCTCGAATATCCGCTCGCTCTTCGCGAGCTCGGGGATGTCCTTCTCCGCCGTGATCTGGCGATGGTGCTTCTTGTCGAGAACCCGGCAGTTATCTAAGCTGTTGTCGCCGCCAAGGGCCGCAGGAACGGCATGGTGGTATTCAGGGCGACCGAGGATTTTGAAGCCGCAACCGCACTGGCAGCGGCCGCCGCTTCTCTCCCAAGCCTGAAGTTTCGTCTTCTTCGAGAACTCCATCCGTTCGGTCACGCTGCCCTCCCGTGTTCCTTGAGAAGCTGGTCCGGGTCGACGCCGAGTTCGGCGCGCAGAACCTCGTCAACCGCGTTGGACAGCGCTGAAAACTCGCTGTGAGGCATCTCGGAGAATTTGATACTCCGAGCCGTGTAGACGGTGCATTTCCACGTCCATGTGTTGAGCCGTGGGAAGGGATACCGGCCGGTTGCCTGAGCTACGGAGCGCGCGAACAGGTGTACGAACGGCGCCAGTGCTTCGTTGCGAAGCGGCTCGGGAACCTCTTGCGTGACCGCATCGCGCCACTGTGGGCCTGCGGCGCAGATGATCCAGTGCCGCAGATGATCCTCGTTCTCGGGCTGGAACTCGCTCCGCTCCGGCCACGCGCCGAAGCTTGCTTTGACAAGTCCGTAAAATCGTTTGTGCTGGTCCAGCGACCTCGGCTTGCCGCGTTTGGGCTCCGAGTAGCCACAGCAAGGGCATGTCATCTTTTCGGTATCCTCATCGGCAAACGGAGCACATACCGTCGAATAAAATCACGCTCACACGGGTAGCCTAGCTGTCGGATGGCTATAAAAATGTCCTCATAACCCTCGCCGCGAGACGCACGGGCTATGATCTCCCGTGCGACTGGGGACACGTATGGTGATGGTTTTGTCTCGACTTCGGCTGTGATCATTTCCCGCCCCACAGCTTGCCGCGCCGGACCTCTGTGCGAGGCTCCGCAATACGCGGGAACTTCTCGACGTTGCCTAACGCCTCCTGCATCGCAGCGAGATCAGAAGCCTCGCGCTCGCGCTCACCGGGAATGTCTCCAAGGGCGAGCTCAATCCAGTTGGCTAGCTCTGCCCTGCTGGTGAGCGCAGCAATGGGATCGCCAGCGGACCAGACAATGAACCCCTGATCCTGAGGGCATGAGATGCGCAGTTCCGGCCACCGATCGCTCATTGCTCACTCCGCTGCTTGGAGAGCTGGGAGTTCGGCGAGACGATCCTGATACTCGGCTTCCATGATCTGCGCCCACGAGTACGGCATCCGCATCCATGCCGTGTCGAACTCAGCTCGTACGGCCTGCAATGCCTCGTTTGTCTCTGCATCAGCGATCTGCGTTCGGATGTGCTCGAGCAGTTCCCCGTCGCCATCTTTTTTCGCCTGATAGGACGATTTGCGGCCGTTGCTCGATGGCGGGGGCGGCAGAAGATCGGTGGAAGCATCACGCATCGGGATGTCTTGCGCTTCCTCGGCGAGATAGATGCCTGACAGCACGTCAGGCGCGCCGTCACGAGAGGCGAGCCCGCGCGCGCGCATCTGGAGCATCCGGTCCGGGTACTGCTTCCACGGCCCTTGCTTTGACCAGAGCCCGGCCACCTTTGCGTCGTTCTCGGTGAACGTGCGGGTGATGCTTTCGCCGCCGGGACGTATTACAGTGCACTCAGCGAAGCGCCCGCCCGGCCCGGTTCCGATCTCCTCGCGCAGCTTGAAACCCTTTGCCCACAGAAGTGCCGGGATTGCGTCTCCCCACAGCGTCGGCCGCCCGTTCACGACCGCGATCTTGTTGATCGCCATCATTGGCGGGATGCCAATCTCCAGACCGTGGAGTATCGCGACCGTCAATTTCTCTGCGGACGCCATGCCGGCCGGTGCCATGCCGCTCGCCGCGATAGCGCTGGCTAGGCGAAATACCTCCTCGATGGTGCCGGGCACGATGCCAGCGATTGCACCACCTGCGCGGAGGGCTACCTTAGTACCACCAGCGCCGCTGCCGTTACCGTGAGGCACGACGCCGCCAGAATGGCCGCTGCCGTTTTGATGAGTTCCAGCGTCGATGACTGCATTGGTCCCCTGCATTATTGTCTCTCCATATACAAAGCCACAAGGTAAGCTATGACGATCCAGCCGAGGACCATCGCGAACAAAGACACCACGAACCACATCTGACTCATTCTCCGCTCCTGTCGTCATCGGGGAGGGCTCCCGCCCGCAGTGCCCTCCCCGACGACTCCCGCTGGCTCCCCGCGTTTATTCCCAGCCAGCGGGAAGGGGATCAGGCGTAGGCCGGATCGAACCGGCGCACGGTCTTTTTGATCATTGCGTGGAGTTCAGCCCGCTCTCGTTCCAGCGCTCTCAGAATGCGACAGTGCCGGGCGTGGTTGTACGTCCAGTCGTTGGCGAGGCCACGCCTGCGCTCGCTGGCGCAGACGCTTTCCAGCTTGGCGACGAGAGCGCAGCGACCATCAATAGAGCGATCACTCATCTCGCTCGGTGAGAGCAACGCGTCTCGGGCGAGTTGCCTCATGTGGAGGTCCGACATTAGGCGGTCCCCTCATATCCGGCTGCTTCCAGAAGGGGCTTGATCGGGCCGCACCCGGCACACGTGCTATTCGGAGCCGGGGCATCGCAGAACGGGCAGGCGTTTACGCCGGAAAGCTGATTGTTTAACTTTCTGACACGAGACTGAAGGCCGTCGTTTTCCCACTCCAATTTCTGTATGCGATGGGTCATCCTGCCGATCTTGCGGTTGGCCTCGATCAGCTGCTGTAAATAATATTCTGCGTTTTCCATCACGCGGCCCTCGGATATTTGAGGGCGACGAGTTCATGGGCCATCTCAGCGGCCCGGCGGGCGAGCATGTTGCGCTCCTCAAGAACGCGGTCGAGCTCGGCTTGCTGCCTCTCACCTCTGTCGATGAGGCGGTGGCTGCGTAGGCGCTCCAAACGGAGCAGTTCTTGAAAATCGTGCTGGGTCATGACGGCGTCTCCACTTTGGAGACGCCGTGAAGATCGGCGAATTCCTCTGCCCACTCCAAAGCCTTCTGAGCCGCAAAACCGCCGCCCGTCTTGTCGCCCGGTTTGTCACCCTTTCGGATCATCATAAACCAGCGCTCGGCAGGATTATCGGAGCTGTGGTCAATCGTGGCGTAACTGACGCCTTTAATATTCGCTACCGTGCCGACGAGGCAGGCGCAATCTCCCTCATATTGGGAGCCGTCAACACGCCCCTCTTTCAGAGCTGCTATCAGGCCCGGAACTTCATTTCGGTTCTGCGCCAGAGTTAGCCACATGTCCGCCTTGAATGCTCGCAGACAGGCGTCTGTGAGGTCGGCGCCTGTGAGGTCGGCGCGTGTGAGGTCGGCGCGTGTGAGGTAGGCGCGTGTGAGGTCGGCGCGTGTGAGGTAGGCGCGTGTGAGGTCGGCGCCTTCGAGGTAGGCGTCTGTGAGGTCGGCGCGTGTGAGGTCGGCGTCTGTGAGGTCGGCGCGTGTGAGGTCGGCGTCTGTGAGGTCGGCGCGTACGAGGTTGGCGCGTGTGAGGTCGGCGTCTGTGAGGTTGGCGCGTGCGAGGTTGGCGCCTGCGAGGTCGGCGTCTGTGAGGTCGGCGCGTGTGAGGTCGGCGCCTTCGAGGTCGGCGCCTGCGAGGTCGGCGCGTGTGAGGTCGGCGCCTGCGAGGTCGGCGCGTGTGAGGTAGGCGCGTACCTTAACCGCCAACTTAACTGCGAGTCCGAGCTTCAATCCATCACTCGCGTTCGCGTCGCATTCGATCTCGGCTTCAAATAGGACCGAGCCGTTCCATCTATTCTTGATCTGATATTTCATCGGTTGTCCCCTTATCGAGATCACCGAGGCTGCCCGCGTCACTGAGACGATCATCGGGACGAGGTTGGCTAGCGGAGCGGCCTCGGTGATGACCGTAACTATGAGGTACGTAACGCTGCGGCGTCAAGAAGAAACGTAACAAAAAAGTACGAACAAATGGGGCGGAACTGTGAAGTCCACGTCTTGCGAGGCTTGAATGCAACATCTAGCCTTTTGTGGAGGGGGGCGTCTCATGTTGAGTGCTGCGGCCCGCGTAAGGCGGGGTTTTCGTCGCTTGGGCGTTGTTGCCGCTAGCGGATCTGTATTGATCGGGGGCGTTTTCGCCTTCAGCCAAGTAAGGGACTACGTTGATGGACCCAAAGTCTATTGCGGTGGCGGTAGAGGATTCGAAAAGGTTCACGCCTCCGCCGATAGGGAGGCAGAATTCATACGGCTGACAACTCTGTGTCCGCCGAGTTCATCCGACTTGCTTCTCAATATGCCATCACTGATATCGCGCGCTGCGATCCGGGAGGCAGTGAATCAGAACGCAGAATTGCCCGGGTACGCCGCATGGTCATTCCTGGGTGGCGTTGCATCGGGCGCTGCGTTGTGGGGAGCACTCGAATTGCTAAGCTGGCTGATCCGCGGGTTCATGCGCGAATGAGTTAGCGCTTTTTGTCGTTGGCCGGACGGAACATTAAAATCAGATCACTGATGGGTGGTGCTTCAATGCGCCGCCCTAAGCCGCCGCGGCTGATGAGCCGTCCCCTCTGCCCCTTTTTCCCCTTGCTGCGGACGGGAGGAGGTCATTGGGCGTCACGTCGAGAAGCTCGCAAATTCTGGTAAGAGTGTCGTAGTTCGGCTCCGCAGCTCCGCGCTCGTACTTGCGATACGTGTGCGGTTCGACTGCGAGCACGCCAGCAAATTGCTGCCCCGACCGGTACCCGGCCCGGATGCGCGCCTGCTTCAGACGTGTACCGAATGTCTTCATGATCGATTTATAGCGGCTCGTTGTCATGACCGCATTCCACATGGCGCCCGTGAGTTACGCACGGCACTTGTGGTTGCGGTGTTTACGCTATTGACCGTAACTATAAGTCACGGTAACGTCAAGTTACGAATGGTTCCGCCCCCGGGTGTCGGGGTAGGCGATGGACGTGCACAAATCAACCGTCGAATGAACGTAGATGGGTAATCCATTGAAAAACAACACACACAACCTAGCGGCATACCGTCACTAAACGCAGCAGCTTAACAAGGGGGAATGGGGGCATTCCATGGCTGATCCGGTGAGTTCCACCTAGTTCCACCAGCGTTCCGCGTCAATTCCATCGAGTTTCGTTGCGTTCCCCAGGCGGCGGATACGCGCCGGAGGCTTGTGCTGAAATGCGACGAGAGGCAGAGCATGAAGGACGATCTCACACAATCCCAGGTTCGAGATCTGCTGGACTACGATCCTGAGACGGGGAGTTTTATTTGGCGCGTCGACCGTGTCGGCGGAAATGGCTCTGTCGTTAAGGCGGCGGGTTCCGTCGCTGGCTGCGCATCGACGAGAGAAACGAATTCATATCTGCACATAGTGATCAACGGGCGGCACTACCTAGCTCATCGTCTCGCTTGGCTGATCATGACCGGAAGCTGGCCTACGAGATACATCGATCATGTGGACTGCGTCGGGCTCAATAACCGATGGAGTAACCTGCGCGAAGCAACACATTCGCAGAACAGCGCCAACAAGAGCATTGGTCGCAATAATACGTCCGGAGAAAAGGGCGTGAGTTGGCGGACTGACCTAGGCAAGTGGAAGGCCACGATCGAGGTCGCAGGAAGACGCCGCCATCTCGGCTTTTTTGTCGATAAGGCCGCCGCAGCCGCTACCTACAAAGCCGCTGCGATCAAGCACTTCGGTGAGTTCGCGAGGACGGGGTGAAGCCTTACCGCCTAGCGGCATGGCGTTGTGCTGGCTTCTCTCCAGTTTCCAGCACGACTCGACTGGTAATCGAGCCATGCCGTTAGGCCGTAACGCTTGACCGCTCTGCTGCCTTTCTCCTGCCGGCCACCCGCCGGGTCGGACTGACTAGAAAGACCGAATGCCCGCAGCAGGGTGGCCCGGAAACGGGGTGTTCATTGGGGGTCAAATTCGGTCGTCGGCGGGGATAATTTTCACGGGGGTACAGCATGAGTTTCTGGGACGACACGAAGACAGATCAGCTCCGGGATTGCCACGCACGCGGCCTAGGTCCGGCAGCAATCATGAGCGAGATCGGGGCGCCGACGCGGAACACCGTCATCGGCAAACTGAACCGTCTCGGTCTCATGCGTCGTGGCGGTAACGGCGGTCCTGCTCAGCGAGAGGGCGGTAGGCAAACGGCGGCACTGCTCAAGGCCAGAGCCAAGCGCGCCAAGCCTGCACCTGCTCCCAAGCCCGTTGTCTTCCGCTCGACTCTCCCAGAGGCTCCTACGCCCCTTCCGATTGATACGAGGGTCGGCAGGTTCACCTTCGAGACGCTGCCTGACGACGGCTGCAAGTGGCCCCTCGGCGATCCTCGACACATCAATTTCGGGTTTTGTGGAGAGCCCCGGTTACCCGGCAGGCCCTACTGCCCCGACTGCACATCTCGCTCCAAACGTGCCGCATAAAAGTTTCGAGCCCTCCAAGGGGACACCAGGAGGGCTCGTTAAAGCGCTGCGACACGCTGAACTGACCGGAACAGAAACCAACTCGATACGAGGCCCTGCTCCAATGTTGCTAGTAAAGCACAGCAACGCGGCGAAAGTTTGACGCGCCGTGGATGACGTTCGCTACATAATCCTGCCCGGCGAGCTTCGGAAGGACGAGCGACTGACGCTATCGCACTTCAAGGTCGCGATGGTGCTTGGTGCCTATTCGAAGCGCCACGGTTGGACTGACCTCACCCAGAACGATGTCGGGGAAATGGCCGGTCTCAGTCGTGAGACGGTGTGCCGGTGCGTTGGCGATCTAGTGGAATGGAAATGGGTGGCTCGTAGAAAGAAATCCAAGCGCAATCAGTATGTTTATCGGTTCATCATGGATCGCGGCGAGGAATGTGATCTGGAGATCACAGAACCCAAAAAGCAATGTGAGCCCGACGTCACAGGTACTGTGATCTCTGACCTCACATTCAATAAGGAAGATACTTCAACTTTAAGTCAGTCAACTTCTAGCGCGGGCGCGCCTGCGACGCGAGGCGCCGCGCGCCCGTCGCTGAGGAAGGCGATCCGCATCATCGCGTCTGACGTGTCGTGGTCGAAGTGGATCGAGCACATCGAGAAGACTGGAACGCCAGAGGCCGTCGCGGCTGCTGAAGCGGCTGGCGAGTTACTTGCGCCATCCAGGTGGCCGTCTGCGAGTTCTCCATTGCCAAATATTGGGGGTTTGAATGTCGGATAGGCATCCTTTCGAATTGTTGATGAGTGCTGTTCGCTCGGAGCGGTACGCAAATGCAGAATGCGCGCGGCAGCATATGGGGAAAATCGCGCTCGGACTTCTTCAGCTTCGCGCGGCCCAATCTGGTGCCGTTTATTCGATAAACCTGAAGACGGACCGGGCCGAAGCCGCGCGAGAGCTATCGCGCTTCGTGTCAGTAGCATTTGACGAACTTGCCGCTGCACTGACCGATGCCACGCCCCGCGAATACTCCACCGATCTGTACGCCTCCAAAGAGGCCGATGCGCTCGATGAGATGGTTGGGAAAATCAAACTCATTTTCGATGAGATGGCGCAGCGAGCGAACCGCGGAGCGGATATCCACCCGAAGCACAAACCCGAGGTGCGTAGGGCGGTCTGGGATCTGACTGGCGGCCGTTGCGCCTACTGCGATGCGGCTTTGAAGCCAGACGGTTGCGATGGTGGCTCGTTTGTCGTTGAGCATGTGGTTCCGGTGTCATCCGGCGGGCCGGACAATCTAGCGAACTATGTGCCCGCGTGCGGAGGCTGCAACACCGGAAAGAGCAATGGTCATGTGCTCGACTTCATCCGGAAGCGGATGGGAAAGGTCCCTCAAGAGCCCAGATTGGCGATTGTTGGAGTGGACGCATGACCCGCCGCGACGACCAGTTCTCGATCTCCGGCGAGACGTTCACTCGGACTTGGACCGGCGATCGCTACGACTGGACGAGCAGTGACGGGAGGCTCGTCTGTTTCCGGGTCGAGCGCTCGTACCGAGCAACACTCGATGGTTATGCGTCCACGAAAACATGGCCGACACTCACGGCAGCAATGGTCGCCTTGGTGATTTCCCGAGAGCGATACGACCAACGGAGGGCAGCATGACCACCTGGCTCCTATTCCTGACCCTCGCGAATGGCGAGACGGGCCATATCGAGACCAGCCAGTACGTGTGCGAGAAAACCGCTTTCGCGGTGCTGGCTGGCGATAAGGTCGAGGCCGATGTTTACGGCAACCTGATCGCGATTACCCGTGCTGCGTGTCATGGCCCGGCACAGACGGACCCGTGCGAGCTTCCGGAGGCAGGATCGTGAAGAAGCTTCGTGTCCTCGATCTATTCAGCGGTATTGGCGGCTTTTCTCTAGGTTTGGAGCGAACAGGTGGATTTGAAACCGTCGCATTCTGCGAGATCGAGCCCTATCCCAGAGCCGTCCTCGCCAAGCATTGGCCGAGCGTGCCCATCTACGACGACGTGCGCACCCTTACAGATGATGCTCTTCGGCGAGACGGAATTGCCGTCGATGTTATCTGCGGGGGGTTCCCGTGCCAGGACATTTCTCGAGCTGGGCTTGGCGCCGGCATCGGAGGGGATAGGTCGGGACTGTGGAGCCAATTCGCACGGCTCATTGGCGAAGTACGACCCGACTACGCGATCCTGGAGAACGTGGCAGCGCTCCTTGACGACGGAATGGGAACCGTTCTCGGGGACCTGGCCCAGCTCGGGTACGATGCGGAGTGGTCAACTATACCTGCGTGCGCCTTGGGCGCAGCACACATGCGACAGCGCGTGTTCGCAGTGGCCTACCCCAACGGCTCGCATGGGTGGTCGAGGGTTTGGAATTCCGCTGCACGAGCGAACCGGACGATACAAGAAATCTACGACCTTGAGGGTTCACGCGATCGTCAAAGAGCACGGATGGCGGATACATCCTCACTTTACCGAAACGCTGATGGACTTCCCTTTGGGATGGAGCGCAATAGAGCCATCGGAAACAGCATCCATCCTGCCGTTTCAGCGCTCATCGGCCGCGCGATCCTCCAAGCCGAAGGGCTAGCCGCATGAGCCTGACCATGCCTCCCATCGTCTCTCAAATCGCGTCTCTCATCACTCAACTGGTCGGGTATGGGTTGCTGGCTCTGATCGCTGTTGCTGTGCTCAACGAGTTTGGTGTTCGGGCGAGTTTTCTTCCGCGCGTATCGGGTCAGTCTCTGGTCTGGCTGTGCGGGTGCTGGTTTCTGTTTCGGGGAGGGAAGTTGTGACCCCCATCGAGGCTCGCCGTGAGTTGTCCGTTCTCCATTCCACGAGTTTGTATTTCACGTCCGCAGATTGCGACCGTGCCAATGAGTTAATCGACATCATCAACGAGGCGCACATGGCTACCAAGACCATCGGCAGAACCAAAGTCACGACGACGAAAACCGGCAAGGTGAAAGTCGCCCCCATCATCACCGCTCCGAAGACGGCAAGGATTGCCAAGGCGAAAAAGGCAGACCGAGCGGTGAAGGGTCTCGTCGCCAACCGCTCTGCATCGAAGGCAAAGGCACCGGCAAAGCGAAAGGCCGGCTGATCGGGGGGATACATGAGCACCACCTGGAACATTCTGAGGGTCTCGACTCTCCGAGAGACGACTGTAGCAGGAAACCTGATGACGGAGCTGGGGCTCAGGGCCTACGTGCCGATCGAGATCAGGCGCCGGCAGGGCAAGGGCGTGGTCCACGAGTTTCGGCGCCCGTTGATCCCTGGCTACGTGTTCGTCCGCGGCGCTGACGGCGTGCCTATGGACCTGCTCCGGCACCATGCGCGCCATGCCATCGGCTGGTTGCTCGTGGACGGTGCCCCAGCTGCGATCTCCTCCATGCAGATCGACCTCATTCGAGAGATGGCCCATCAGCACAACAAGGCCCTATCGGATCGCCGCACTCTCTCTCCCGGCGACACTGTCCGCCCGACGCGCGGCCCATTCAGTTCCATCGAGGTTTTGTTGCGTTCCGTTCGAGGTTCAACCGCTACCATCGAGGTGCAAATGCTCGGATCGACACGCGAAGCGAAGGTCTCAGTCTCCGATCTGGAGAAGGTGGCCTAGTGACGGTTCCACGCAAGTTCCCGCCGTGAAATCGGGATGGAACTGGAATGGAATGGTGGAATTGTCCGGAATTGGACGGTATCCGCTGAAACAGAAACCCCGGCAGGATTGCTCCGCCGGGGTGGTTTTTAGGGGCGTCCCTGAAACTCAGGCTGCCGCTGCTCTCCGCCATGCTGTAGTCCGGGCTATGGAAGGAAACTTGCTCTGCACTTCCTCGATGCTCGGCTTACGTCCGTTGGCTTCTTTGAACGCCTTGCAGAAGCTCAGCACGTTGTCCTGCTGCTCGGGGGCTGGCATCAGGTCGGAGTCGTTGAACTCGGGCTCGGCAATCGCAACCGGCTTCCGGCCTGCCACGAGAGGCCCGAGGCCGTAGAACAGGGCACCGATGATTGCCAGCTCAAGGCCGATGGTCAGTGTTGCTGGATGCCAAGACGGGAGCCATGGCTGCACGGGCGCGGAGTATCCTGCGATCTTGGTCTGCAACTCGCGCTGGTAGGCCTTGCGTTGGTTCTCGACAAACTCGACCCCCTTGCACTTCGTACCGCGACCGCTCCGGCATTCGGCGGCGACCCACTTGCCAGCCTCAGCAACGAGCTTGTCGGCCTTGTCGAGATCGGCTTGCAGCTTCGTGAGTTCGCCGCCCGCCTTGGCCGCGGTGACGATCCTCGTTTCTTGCGCTTCGCCGAGACGTGAAAGTCCGCTGGGGAGCACGTATGCCAGAAGGACGAAAACCGGCAATGCCATGATGATCGCCTTGCCCTTGGCGCCGGACCGCCATGCGGCCTCTGCCAGTACCGGCAGGATCGCAGCAGCGACGGTGGCAAGAGGCACACCCATCTTGGTTGTTGTCGAGACGCCCGTGAGCGACTCCCAGATCACAGCAGTCTGATATGCGACAGCGGCGCCAGCGAGCACGGTTGCGACAGCGTGGGGCCAACGGTATTGTTCAGTCATGGTCTTCTTCCCTCTCATACAGGGTGGTTGATCAAGTGTTGGTTGGGTGCTCGAACACTCAACCAACACGCTTACTATGCGAAAAATATACGCATAAGTCAAGCATGGTTTTCCACAATCTCTGCGAAAAATATTCGTGATTCGCGGCTGTCAATGAGCTAGTATCAGCGCATGACGCCTGATCAACTGCGCGCAATTCTTGATGAGCTGGGAATCTCCCGAGGGGGCTTTGGTCTTCTGCTCGGAGCTACGCGCCGTTCCGGCGAGAATTGGACAGACGACAACACGAGAGAAGTTCCGGGGCCGGTCGCGACCATTGCGTGGCTGTTGAAGGAGCGCCCTGAACTGGTGCCTCTTTTGAAGAGCCACAGGGGGAAGTGAATTGGGCGAAGAAAGGCTGAAAAAGAACGACGTTTCTATCGATGTTCTTAGGGAATGGCTGTCGTATGATCCAGGCAGCGGCATCCTTAGGTGGAAGAAAAGACGGGCACGGTGCGTGTGGGTGGGGAGCCCGGCTGGATCTTTGACCGCATTCGGTTACCTCAGGGTTAGTATCGATGGGCGGCGGTATGCATGCCATCGCGTCGCATGGACTCTGACGCATGGGTTTTGGCCGCAGGGCGACTTGGATCACATAAACGGAAACCGGTCGGACAATAGGATTGAGAACCTACGGCAGGCAACTCGGGCGCAAAACTGTCAGAACAGAAAGAAGGGCTCTCTGAACAAGTCCGGGGTCAAGGGCGTATCCTGGTGGGCTCATCAGAATAGATGGCGCGCTCACATCCGGGCAAATGGAGATGCGCACTTGTTGGGCGCTTACCACTGCTTTGGCCAAGCAATTAAAGCATACAGGACGGCGGCTCGGGATCTTCACGGCGAGTTCGCCAGAAAGGAGTAAGACTGGCCCGATTTGTGAGGGGTATCCTCAATGCCTCAGGCCCCGCCATCCTTTCGGACCGGGGCCGTTGGCAGCGCTTGGGAGGAGCGTTACGATCCCAGGACAACGCGTCCCGCTTCTTCCGATCCAACCATCTCGGCCCAAATTGCGAGCCATTGGCCGGGCGTCATGCCGTCTTCGAACTTGTCGTTGGCAGCTTCCCGACTCTCGTCGTCCATCACTGTCGCGTACGCGTCCAACTCTTTCTGCGTCAGGTCCGTAACGTCTTTTTCAAACGTGCTGCCGGACCATGGGTTTGTAACGGTGATCGTGGTCATTGGTGTCTCCTGTTGTCTCTACGGCCTCAGGGACCCGAGGCCTTTCGGCTGGGTCCCGTTAGCGTCGCCCTGATGGGCAATTATTCCCGAACTGCCTTCCACACGTTCCAGAGCACGAAGGGTGCGATGACGACGAAGGTAACTTTGAGAACGATTGTGAGGATTGCGATTGTAGCCATTGTGTCTCTCCGTTGTTGATGATTTGAATATAGGATCATTGTTCCTATGTGTCAATGGCCAATCGATCACAAAAGCGTGATTGAACGGAACATCGTGCCTATGATATACCGGTCTCATGGGAACGATGATCAAGTCTGCATCTCGGTATCGAGATGCGTCGAAGCGATACCGATCAAAGATTGCAACGCTCGGGATCACTGATGCGCGGTTCGCCCGCATCTGCCGCGTGGACGGGCGGGCGGCTCGCATGTGGTCCGCTGGTGATCGCGAGTTCGGTGGCCCAGCGGAGGCATTGCTGGATTTGCTCTTGGAGCGGCCAGAGCTGTTGGCCCTATTGCCCGAGTGACTGGCCCGATAGGTGGAAGCGGTGAGTCTTCACCGCCACACCTCCACACAAAACCGAATCGGTAACATTGCCCCCCGTTCCCCGCGCGCGTATACGGGGAGGTGACGGGAAGTCGGCAACCAGTAGCAGATCATCAGCTACCACCAGTCAGTCACGAGCCGGACCCAGGCCCCCCGCGCGATCTCTCGCGCCTATCGTGGCTAGCACAGCCTCAATACGCCCCGAGCAATGACCAAGAGCGACACGGGAAGTATGTACGTGACAAAGCACAATCGACATGCTACGCACTGACCCGCGTGACGGGTCGGACATTGAAGTTACCGAGGCTATGATTGAGGCGGGCGTTTACGCTTTCTCATATTCTTTTGGCGCCGACGCTTTGAGCCCGTCCCAGGTGCGCCGCGTTGTTGAAAGTATTTACTGCGCCATGGAGGCGGTTGCCCCAGCTCTGGATGCAGGGCAGTGCCCAGAAAATTGTAAGCGTCAGACGCCTCCATGATGAGTTCCGACAGGTCTTCTTTGGTCACATCGACGCGTCTCTGCGGGTCACTTTCATTGAAGCGGAAATCCCAGCGCACGGCTCGTGGGCCAGGACCAATCCCGATAAGGGAATGAACATACGTGTTGCGCTTTCCCGCGACGCGCTGGACCTCTGCTAGCGCATCAAGAATTTCGTCGCGACGGACATGCCCAGACCTGTCGACAAGGTCGCGAATGATGTCTATTCGGGATGACGTGTTGCGCAGCGCGTACATGATCGACTCGGCCGCTTGCACATCGATCTTGAGTATGCTTGCAAACGCGAGGCGTAGTGAGTGCTCCAAGAGCCCCCACGCCGCCATGAACTCCCCGAGGAGCGCGGCAATCTTTGGCACCGCGCCGAGAGAGCCTATCGAAAAATTCTTGTCGTGGTCTGGTGACATGGCAAAGACACCGAAGAAGCAAGAGATCGAAGACGTCCCGACCGAGGACGACATCAAGCGAGGCGACGAGGCTCTGAAGCGCATGCTTCAGTCCGAGCCGAAGCCGCACAAGAAGATGATCGGGAAGGGGAAGAAATCGGATGGCAAGCGACGCTGACCGCGTGGCATCAGCCGAGGCTATGATTGAGGCTTTTGGCCCTTCTTGGCCGCTTGGCCCGCCTCCACCCGCTTCAACGCTCGCCCGATATATGCGTCGAGTGCTGCGTGCATTTTCACTACAACGTCCGAAAATACCTCTGCCTCCGCAAAATCTTTCACGATCCCTTCGAACTGGTCTGTCCTCTGACCCGTATCGAGCATCGATCTTGCTAGATCAAATCGCCTCTCGCCGTGTTCCCAAAACAACGGTGTGATGATCCATCACGTAGCTGATCTCGATGCTGATGAGATCGACCTCGCAATTCTCGACATCTACGATATGACCTCGGACGCAGGTGTGAGCCTATCTCAGGCTCGTCTCATGCTCCGCGAGGCAGTAGACCGCGCCTATTTGATCGTCTCAGAGATGGACGATCTCCGGGCTGACGATGAAGTCCCTCGACTGCTCAATTAGGAGCCTCCACATGCGAAAGTCTGCTGTAGTCGCCATCGTGGCGGCTCTCACTGCTGCGCCTGCTCTAGCTGCTGACAAAGGCGGCGCACCTGCGATTATCCCCGATCTGACGCCATCCAGCGTGAGCACGTCCTGCTATGTGCAGGCTCTCGCCGGCGGCAGCATCATCACTGCCAACCCGGAGGCAACCGTACTGCCGACGAGCCTCAGCGCTCAGAGCTGGACTGTCGCCGCTGGCATCGGCTGCGATCTCAAGGTTGAGCGTTTTGTGTTCGGCGCTTTGGCTCGCATCGAGGCTCCGGTTGACACGTCGGGATCTCTCATTGACCTCGACAAATCATGGATGGCTGCATTTCGTGTGGGCTACATGCTTCGCGAAAACGTCATGCCATACGGTCTGATCGGCTATGAGAGCAGCGATTTCAGCTTTGCCACGGCCGATCTTCGTCGCGATGGCCTAATCATCGGTGGCGGTCTCGAAATAGCCCTCAGCAAGCACTTGAGCCTAATCACAGAATACACCTACACCGGCCTCGGCTCCAATGCTGTGCTCGGTCTCCCGGTTGACACCGACGCTCACAAGGTCCGGCTTGGGCTCTCGTACCGATTCAACAGCCTGACGGGGGAGTGATGGCTAAACTCCCCCCGTTTCCTCTGGTCACGTTCCGGGAAAGGCTATCGTACTGTCCCGACACAGGTCGGCTGACGTGGCTCGTGTCGCCGTCAAACAACGTGTGTGTAGGTCAGGTTGCGGGTGTTCGTTTGAAAACGGGATACCGCAAGGTCGTGGTCAATGACCTGCAATTCTACGCACACCATGTCGCTTGGTATCTTCACGCTGGCACGTGGCCAGATGAAATGATCGACCACAGGAATGGCGATAGAGACGACAATCGCGCCTGCAACCTGCGCTTGGCCACCCAATCGCAGCAGAACTTCAATACCAAGACTAGCGTGATGAACACGAGCGGCCGTAAAGGCGTTTCCAAGTGCCCAAAGACGGGCCGTTGGCGCTCTTACATTATGTTGAACAGAAAGCAAAAATTCCTCGGCAATCACGCGACGTTCGATGGCGCAGTTGCGGCCCGCGAACGCGCTGAAGCTGAGATGTGTGGTGAGTTTTCTAGAGCCCCGATGCAAGAGACAACCCGCCATGCGCAAAATCTTCGGTGATCTGTTCCAGGACCTCGATCCGTTCGGCCGCTTCTGGCTGTGGCTTGGGCTGGTGTCGCTCGCCGCTGCTGCGGCTATGTCGTATTCGTTCGGCATTGATGTGAGCTTCAAGCACGGCATCTTTCTTGCCGTCCTTTCGGTTGTTGCTGCGTTTGGGCCTATGTCAGCTGAGATGCTTTGGACGCGTGGTCGTCGCGGGGTGGCCATCGCGACCGCTGTGATCTGCGTGCCCTTGCTCGGGATCGAATTTTACTCGCACGCGGGGTTCACCGCTGGTCTCCGTGGCTCGAACATCGAGACGGCAACGGTCCAGAACACCCGATATGAGGGTGCTCAGAACGCCGTGAGCGAGGATGAGGCTAACGTGAAGCTCTGGCGCGAACAGCTCGCGGCATTGCTCGCCCAGAACGCATGGGCTGCCACGGTGAAGGCGGATGGTCTCCGCACTCAGGTTGACGTTGCCCAGAAAGAGATCGACCTCGAAGCCGCTCGTGGTGGCTGCAAGTCCAAGTGCGCGCTCCGCATGAAGGACAAGGCCGACCTCGAGCAGCGCATCGCCACGATCGAGCAGGCCAGCGACCTAAACGCTCGCATCGAAGCAACGCAGCGCATCCTCGACGGGAAGCGCCATGCGGCGGCAACGACCGAGCACAAGTCCTCGGCCGTCGATCACCAGAACAAGTTCCTCGTGAAGACGGTGGCCCTGTTCGTCAACGGCTCGACTGATGCCAGTGATCTGCAAGCGCTCGGGGCAGAGCAGAGCGTCAACCTCGCAATGGCCGTAGCTGGCACGGGCCTGCCTGCGTTCGCGCTGTTTCTCGCTGGCCTGTTCCGCGTAAGCCGCAACCGTGACAACGATCCCTCCCCAGCACAAGAGCAAGAACCAGTGGCTCCGGTATCCCATCAGGTCATCCCGAGGCGTCACCCGGTCATCCGGCCCGTCGCGCCGGTCCTTACAACTCAAACAGTCGCCCAACTCAGAGCGATGGCAGCGTAAGAGAGAGAATACGCTGTGCGTGCTGACGAGAAAGCGGCTGCAATGGAGACCATCTGCCGTGAGCTAGCGTTAGGCCGGGCTCTCATCAACATTTGCGACGATGATGGGATGCCTGGCTATTCGACGGTACTCGCGTGGAGAGCATCTGACCCGGCGTTTCAAGAGATGTACGCGCGTGCGCGTGAGGAGCAGGCCGATTGGCACGCTGAGCAGATCATCCTGATTGCCGACACCGAGGACGATCCCAACAAGGCTCGGGTGCGTATCGACGCTCGCAAATGGGCAGCAGCCAAACTAAAGCCGAAAACCTATGGAGATCGCCTCAACCTCGACGCCGACATCAACCTCAACATTTCAGATGAGCAGGTTGAATCTCGGCTTTCTCAGCTCCTCGGAAAAGCGCGAGCTACTGGCGCTCCTAGAGGAGAAGGAGAAGAGGAAACGTCGGCGTAAGCTGTTCGATTTGTACCCGAAAATGGGGCCTTTGCGTCGAGAGCTTTACGCCAAGCACATGCAGTTTTTCGCAGGCGGGCGCGATCACATGGAGCGCGCTATGATGGCTGCGAACCGTATCGGAAAAACCTGGGGCGTCGGCGCATTCGAGACGACGTTGCACCTGACGGGATTGTATCCTGACTGGTGGAATGGACGCCGCTTTGATAGGCCAGTGTCTACATGGGTTGCAGGCGACACGAGAACCACAACGCGAGACATCGTGCAGCACGCATTGCTTGGTATCGGCGGCGAGGGCACTGCGGGAGAGCTTGGAACAGGCATGATCCCCGGTGAGCACATCGTCGGCAAGCCCACACCGATGCAGGGTGTTCCCGGCGGGGTTGATACGATGCTGGTGCGGCACAAAACAGGCGGCAACAGCGTATTGCAATTCAAAAGCTACGATCAAGGCCGGCGCACGTTTCAGGGCACGAAGAAGGATTTGTGCTGGTTCGATGAAGAGCCTCCGATGGACGTGTATGAAGAGGGGCTGTTGCGCTTGACCGCGACCGCGCCAGGTGACGAGAATGGGTTGATGCTCTGCACATTCACGCCGCTGCTCGGTTTGTCGAAGGTAGCGTTGAAATTTCTGCCTGAGTTGGCGCCGGATGCGTAGAATAAATTTGCGGTTAGGTGTCACCGATCCTCGGGCTGGTACTTTTCATGTCTGATGATTTCGGCAAAATAATTCCATTTCATGCAATCAAATGCGCGCCCCTCACTCGATCTGAGGTCAAGGCCCTTGTTGATGTCGGGACGGAATTGCATGAAATCGTGATGAGATTGCAGGCTGGCGTACGGACTGACTCCCGAGAAGACTACGATGCGATTGCCCACCGACTGTCTCTCGTTGCGGGCCATTTACTTGCGGGGGGCATACGAGATGACCCGATGTGTTCTTAGGCTCTTAACTTGATCAGAAATATTCTAGTCGGTGCGCTGCTGTTCTCGGGAGGGTTGTTAGCGTCGTATCTACTCGCGATGGCGGGTGAGCCATCATCTGTTTGGCTATGGCGCGATGTTGCTAGGATTTTACGGTGAGCCGTCTCTGTGTCCAAGCAGGCTGGGAAGACGTCCCGCACCTGTCACCGGAAACGCAAAAGCAGCTCATCGACGCGATGGAGCCGCACACGAGAGAGGCCCGCACGAAGGGCATTCCGGTTCTCGGCGCTGGCGTCATCTATCCCGTTCCAGAGAGCACATGGGTTTGTGAGCCGTTCGAGTTTCCTGACTTCTGGCCGCGCGCGTATGGGATGGACGTTGGCTGGAACAGGACGGCAGCAATCTGGGGCACTTGGGATCGGCACACGGATACGGTCTATGTCTATTCTGAGCACTATCTCGGGCAATCGCCGCCTTCGGTGCACGCGGATTCGATCAAGGCCCGCGGCTGGTGGATACCCGGCGCGATTGACCCGGCTTCGTCTGGATCATCTCAGATTGACGGCAAAAAACTGCGTGAGGTCTACGCTGAGCTCGGGCTCAACCTTTACGATGCGGAAAACAGTGTTGAGGCCGGCATTCATTCGTGCTTCCAACGCCTGTCTGCGGGACGCCTCAAGGTGTTCAGGACGTGTCGCAATCTGATCACCGAGATGCGCATCTATCGCCGAGACGAGAACGGCAAAGTCGTGAAGGAAAACGACCACTGCTGCGATTCCCTGCGCTACCTGATTATGAGCGGCATGCGCTACGCCACGACCTCTCCTGATTATGAAGACGAGCCAGAGCGTCAACTGCGGCGCAACAGCGTGACGGGATACTAAATGAAATCTGAGGCAGCTATATCGTCACGAGCGACAGCGGAGCACATGTGGCAGACGCTTATGATGCTCGACCTCTATCATCATCAAATTCAAAGCCAGTTTGCTGCGGCCCGCAACACCCGCGAGGTGCAGGATCGTCTGCGAGAGATGGGCCTACTCGATCGCATCAACGCGATCACTGAGATGAAGGGCATCGGCTTCTGATGCAGGAGTTCGAAGGCGCTGATATGGCGCCTCCTCTGGACGATAACGTGATAGAGTTTCAGCCCCCGGCTGTTCTCAAGCTGCAAAAGCGTGTCGTCCGATTGCAGCAAATGTCGGACATGCCGAACGTCGCGGACGACATCGACAGCGATCGTCTGGCTCACATTGGCCAACAGGTGGCCAAAGAATACCAGATTGACAAGGATTCCCGCTCGACATGGGAAGAGCGTGCCCGTCGTGCTATGAAGATCGCGCGGCAGGAGAAAGAGGGAAAAACCTCGCCTTGGGAGAATGCCTCTAACGTCAAATATCCTCTCCTGACGACTGCCGCGCTGCAGTTCGCGGCTCGGGCCTATCCTGCGATCGTGGACGGCGACCGCGTGGTGAAGAGCGCAGTCAACGGCGCTGATCCTGGCGGCATGAAAGCCGCGTCCGGCGATCGGGTTTCGGCTCACATGAGCTATCAGTTGCTCAATGAGATGGAGTGGGAATCAGACGTTGATACGATGCTGCACCAGCTCCCAATTGTCGGGTGCGCATTCAAGAAGGTCTACGCGGACGGCCAGAAAGAAGCGGGTTTCTGCGACGATCTGGTGAGTGCGTTCGACCTGGTTGTGAACCAGACGGCAAAGAGCCTACGCACAGTTCCGCGCATGACACATCTCGTGCCGCTCTATCCGCATGAGATCGCAGAGCGCCAGCGCTCGGGCCTGATGCTAGACATCGATCTCAAAGGCGAGGGTAAAGACGGCAATGACGATCACTCGCCGCACATGCTTCTGGAGCAGCACACGTATCTCGATCTGGACGAGGATGGCATTGTTGAGCCGTGGATCGTCACGGTGCACGAGAAGATGGAGAAAGTGCTCCGCATTCGTGCTGGTTTCGACCCGGCCGCAATCGAGATAGACGCGGAGCGTGGAAAGATCATACGCATCCCGCGCCGCGACTATTTCGTGAAGGTGCCATTCATTCCGGATCCAGAGGGTGGGTTCTACGACCTAGGGTTCGGGCATCTTCTCGGCGACATCAACGATGAGATCGACACGAACATCAATCAGATGAACGACGCCGCGACGATGCAGAACGCCGGCGGCGGATTTATCGGTGGTGGCATCGACCTCGGGAAAGGCCGGTCCGAGTATCGCATTGCCCCAGGCAGGTACAGGACGGTTAAAGCCTCGGGCAACGATCTCAAGAGCAACATCGTGCCTTTCGATCATCCCGGCCCGTCAGCGACGACGCTCTCGTTGCTCGAACTGATGATCCAGGCCGGCAAGGACATATCCGGCGTACAGGACATCATGGTTGGCGATCAAAAGACCAACCAGACGGCGACCACAACGCTCGCTCTAATCGAGCAGGGCATGAAGGTGTTCACGGCGATCTACAAGCGCATTTTCCGGGCGTTGAAGGAAGAATTCCGCCTGATATTCGAGATCAACAAGGCGTCTCTCAACGTCCAGAAATACATGATGCTCATGGATCTAGGCCCTGAGATCCAGCAGGACTACCAAGGTCAAATGGACATCATGCCGGTGGCCGATCCGAACAACATCACGGACATGCAGCGTCTTGCGAAAGCACAGATGGTGCTTGAAGAGGTTAGGCAAGGTAACCCGCACGTCAATCCGTTCGAGGCGACGAAGCGCGCGTTCGAGGCTGCGCGGATTGAGAAGGTGGAAGAGGTTCTGATCCCGCCGCCGCCGCCCGATGCTCCAAAAGAGCCGACGCCCGAAGAGCAGGCGGCACAGATCAAACTCACTGAGATGCAGCAGGCCGCGCAGATCAAGCAGGAAACCGCCGTCATGGACCTGCAGATGAAAGCGCAGGACATGATGCTGAAGCTCGAAGTGGCGCAGGCCGATTTCGAGCGCAAGCAGCAGGAAGCCGAGGCGAGCCACATCAACCAGATGCGTGCCTTGCAGCTCAAGAACGATGAGCTCGACCAGAAGTGGGAAGCGCTCCAGATCAAAGAGCGCGAGATGAAAGCGCGTGCGAACGCCGCGAAACAGTCCGGAACGAATGCGGATTGATCAGGATGCGTGGGACGACTGGCTCGGGTCTCCCATCACCGAAGCATTTCTCAAATTTTGCCGCCTGAAGGCTGAGGAACAGCAAGCCGTCTGGCTGCAAATCTCGTGGGACGGGGGACAGGCAGATCCTCTCATACTCGCGAGACTGCAAGAGCGTGCGACCACACTGCAGGAAGTCGCGAATTTGACGAGAGAGGACATCGAGGAATGACGTCGAAGGTCAAAAAGCTTGAATTGCCGGTTTTGGATCACGGCATCGAGTGTCTCGAATACAAAGTGCTAGTTCGGCCGGTTGAGGTGGCAAAGGTCACGAAGGGCGGGATTATTCTCCCTGACGAAACGAAGGACCGGGACGCGGTTGCGTCCATGGAAGGCGAGCTGATCACGATGAGTCCTCTGGCGTTTTCGTATGACGACCAGGCGCCCAAGCCGAAGGTCGGCCAGACGGTTGTGTTTCAGAAGTTCGCTGGGGTGCGCATCAATGGGTTTGACGGCGTTGAATATCGCCTGATGAACGACAAGGACGTTGTTGCGGCGAGGTCGGCATGAGCAGCAAAACGATCGTCCGGATATCGGAGTCGGGGGGTATTACCCACGTTTCTGCTGTCTCCGAGGCCTCTACATCCCACGAAGCCCTAACCTCTGTCCAAAATATTTTTGATTGGATTGGGAGCGGCAAGCGGCGGTTCGTTCGCGTAATGCCGACAGCGAAGAGCGAACGTCTGTTTGAGATTAATGAGATCAAATACCAAGGCCACGTTCGCTTCAGTTTTTCGGATGAGGCCGGCGAAGATGAGATGATCGCTCAGGAGTGCGAACAGCTCGTAACGTTTGGGATCGGAGGCGAAGCATGAGCGACGATCTCCAACAGCAGGAGGCACCGGAGCTCGATACCGGTGCTGAGGTTTCAGACGAGGCGGCGCAGGGTAATGAGGCGCAACCGTCGAATGAGAATAACGAGGTTGAAACTCGTGCTCGTTCTCAAGGCTGGGTCTCGAAGGACGAGTTCCGCGGTGACCCTGAGAAGTGGCGCCCGGCTGACGAGTTTGTAAAGCGTGGTGAAGAACTGCTGCCGATAGCGCTAGAGCGTGCGCGAGCGGCGGAACGGCGAACGTACGATCTCGAGAGCCAGTACAAGCAGGATATTGCCCGCCTTGAGCGGATGAATAACATTGCGCTGGATCGCCAACGGGCCGATCTGCAGGCTCGATATGATTCCGCCATGCGTACCGCAGCGGCAAACGGCGATCTGGATCAGTATGACCAGCTCTCCCAGAACCGCGAGCGCGCGATTGCGCAGCACGACGAGCATATCCAGAAGCAGGTTCGCGGACCGGATCAGCCGCATCAGATGCCTGCTGAGGTCCAGCAGGCCGTTACGGGCTGGGTTGCTCAAAACGATTGGTTCAACCGCGATCCTGAGTTGAACGCTGTCGCTCAACAGCAGCACATGAAGCTGCTCCGCGAGCAACCCGGGTTGTCGCTTCAGGACAACCTCGCTCAGACCAAAAAATACGTCCAGCAACGCTATCCCGAGCGGTTCGGCGTCACACAACGGGCGCCGGTCATGTCGTCGGTTGAGTCTGGCGGTCGCATGTCGGCCGGTGCAGCAGCTCGAGCCAAGAGTGGCAATGATCTGCCGGCAGACGTGCGGGCCGTTGCGGAGCGCTTTGTAAAGCAGGGCCTATTCAAGGACGTGAACGAATACGCCCGAGAGTTTTTCTCGGATAATTGAGGCAGATACCATGCAGGAAATTGTGAAGCCGAACCGTCGCGCTGAGGAAGAGAAAACGCGGCGCCGTAGACGGGACGACATGGGCGATGGGCGACTGAAGAATCTCGCCGTCGTCGGTGAGATGGATCCGAACTACGTCTATCGGTGGATCAATGCTGATCCCGGCAACGTGCATAACCGCACGGTTCGGGATGATTGGGACGTTGTCAGCGAGGAAATGCTTGGCAACCGCCATGAGAAAGACAAGGGCGTAGGAAGCGGCGTTGAGCGTGTTGTTGATAGGGGTTCGGGCTCTCGCGCGATCCTCGTGAGGAAGCGGAAGGACTACTACCTCGAAGATCGGGCCAAGGCACAGGCGCGGCAAGACGAGGTGGATGCGATGATCAGGCGGGGCGACGTTCCGCAGATCAACGGGGTGAGCAGCGGAGAAACGTTGCGCCCTGGTGTTAATTCATACGTTCCGGCTGGCGGGATTTCGATCCAGGACGGCCGCAGAGACTAACCAACCTCACAGGATAATCGACATGCCAAACGCGGATACACCGCGCGGGCTGAGGCCCGTGCGTTATCGCAGCGGCGCTCCCTACAATGGCGCTGCAAATCTTTACTACGTGCCTGCAACCGACACTGATGCCGCCATTTACATCGGTGGGCTCGTCAAATTGGCGGGCTCTGCGGATGCAGACGGTGTGGCTTCTGTGACTGGCAACGTCGCGACTTCAAACGTCGTTGTCGGCGTTGTTGTCGGCGTCGAGCCGAGCATGGGTGCAGGCGCCAACGGTCGGGACTCGACGCTTTACCGCGTGAATTCGACTGAGCGCTACGTCTGGGTTGCGGACGATCCGGATCTTCTGTTTTGGGTTCAGGACGATGCTTCCGCCACGCTTACGGCGGGCGCAGTAGGCAGCGTTGCTGATCTGACGGGTTTCACCTCGGGCAACACTGCAACCGGCCTCTCGGCAATCGAGATTTCGGCAACCACGTCCACAACCGGCTCTAGCGATGCCGACGTGCAAATCGTCGGCCTCTTCAACAGCCCGGACAATGCAATCGGAAATCATGCGGACTGGCTTGTGCGACTGCGCAACCACTTCGCTGTTGGCGCATCTAACGGCGTCTAAGGGGAGATAGGACAATGGCTGGCGTTATTACAACCGGCAATCACCCCAAGGCGCTATGGCCTGGGATTAAACGTTGGTGGGGACGCGAGTATTCGCGGCATCCCGCCTATTGGAAGCAGGTCTTCGAGAGCGACACCTCTGAAAAGAATTATGAAGAGGATGTTGAGGCAACCGGCTTCGGACTTGCGCAGGTAAAGCAGCAAGCAGCGGCGATCCAGTACGATAGCGAGACGCAAGGCGCGACCAAGCGCTATACGCACATGACGTATGCCTCAGGCTATATCGTCACGCGCGAAGAGCTTGAGGACAACCTTTACGAAAAGGTCTCGAAGCGCCGCAGTTCGGCTCTGGCGTTCGCTCTGAACCAAACGGTTGAAATCGTGCACTGGAACATCTTCAACCGGGCATTCAACAGCGCGTACAAAGGCGCCGACAACAAGGAGCTGATCGCGACGGATCATCCGACGCTCGACGGCACGCAGTCGAATGAACTGGCTGTTGCTGCCGATCTGTCGGAGGCTGCCATCGAGGATATGAGCATCCTGATGATGGATGCGAAAAACTCGCGTGGCCTTCGTATCGCGATCAAGCCTCAACGGCTCATTATCGCGCCGCACAATCAGTTCAACGCGGAGCGCATCCTAAAATCTACACTGCAGTCAGGGACGGGCAACAACGACATCAACGCCATCAAATCGATGGGGTTGCTGCCGAAGGGGTATTTGTCTGTGCCCTATCTGACCGCTGACCCGGATGCGTGGTTCATGCAGAGCGATGTTGGGACGGGGATGACGCATTATTCCCGCCGTGAGACCGAGTTCAAGCAGGACAACGATTTCGACACCGAAAACGCCAAGGCCAAGACGACCAAGCGCTTTTCCTGCGGTTGGACGGACTGGCGCTGCATGTTCGGATCGGAAGGCGCTTAATCCTATCACTGAGAGCGGCGCACCTGCGCCGTTCCTCTGAACGCTCTCAGAAGGACAAATTCAATGGGTACTCCCGTCCGCTATCCTCAGGGTGTAACTGATCGCCCACCGAGCCATGTTATGCGTTCGTTGCCGGTGCCTGACCCGACGAAGCACGTCGTATTTTTCGACGATTTCATGAGTTTCACCGTGGCCGCTGCTGGTATTTCAGGTTGGCACTTGGATGAGGTCAACGCGGGCTCTGCGCCAGCGGTTCAGAGCGAGCACGGTGGCGTTATTCGCCTGGTCGTCGACAATGCGGACAACGACAACCAGCACCACCAATGGTCGACCAACACCACGAGCCACGGCCTCTTCACGATGAGCGCATCGCGGCCATTCTGGCTGCGCACGCGGTTCAAAGTGGAGGACGCCGACCAGAACCTTCCGGTTGTTGGCTTGCACACGGTCGGCGACGATCCGTGGGGCACTGAGCCAGTTGATCAATTCCTGTTTCGCGTGCTTCGCTCGGGAGCAGCCGCACTACAGTTTGCGGTTGGGACAACGAACTCGACTGAACAGACGATTGCCCTCGGCAATCTTGCCGACGACACCTGGGTTATCTGCACCGCTTACTATGATGGTCGCGGCACTGTTTATGCGTGGCGCGAATCCTCTGATGGCACCGTGACCAACTCAGGATCGGTTTCGGTCTCATCGACCACGCTGCCAGATGGTGTGATGACCCCGGCCTTCGGCATGGAGGCGATGGATACCGGCGCCGACGATATGCACTTGGATTACATCTACGTGCTGACGGAACGCTGATCATGGCTGATGCTGTGACCTCGCAAACGCTCCTCGATGGCCCTCGCAACGTGGTGATGAAGTTCACCAACGTCAGCGATGGAACCGGGGAAGCCGCCGTTCTCAAAGTTGACGTTTCGGCGCTTTCTGGCGCGCCGGAGCGGGTGTCGATTGAGAAAATCCACTACTCCACGTCTGGCATGGCCGTTCGCATCCTATGGGACGCGACGACCGACGTTGATGTGTTTCTCGTCACTCAGGACCAGACCGGCTGCCTCGACTTTACGCGCTTCGGTGGCCTTCCCAACAATGCAGGTTCAGGGATCACCGGGGATATTCGCTTCACGACGGTCGGCGCAACGTCTGGCGACATCTACAACATTGTCCTCGAAATGAAGAAGTCCTGATGCCAACCAGCGGCTCTATCGACTTTAGCTTGAATGCGCGGAAGCTCTGCAAATTCGCACTGAAGAAGATCCGCGTCATCGGACACACCGAGGATATGGCGCCCGAGGATGCCGAAACGGCGCTTGAAGAGCTGAACCTGATGCTTAAGGGGTTGCAGCTTGAAGCACCGTCTCTCTGGCGGCAGACGGATGGTTCCGTGACGCTGATTGCTGGCACGGCGAGTTATGTGTTGTCGCCAAGACCTCATCGCGTCCATGAGGCACGCTACAGATCATCGGCGAGCATAGATCTGCCGATGTGGCCTATGAACCGCCAAGAATACGTTGACATACCCCTCAAAACGAGCGGAGGCGTGCCGACGAGTTACTATGTGGATTACCAGCGCGGCGCGGCCACGATGTATGTTTGGCCGGTTCCGAGCGTCGTGACGACAGAAACCATACGGTACACGTTTCAGCGCGTGTTCGAGGATTTGGACTCTCTGAACGACGACATCGACATTCCCGCAGAGCATCTCGAAACGGTCGGATACCAGCTCGCCGCTCGTCTTGCCGAGACCTATGGCAAAGACCTGCCGATTGTCCTCAAACGCGCAGAATACCTACTCGCTATCTCCTCTGCGGCCGACCGCGAAGAATACGTCCAGTTCCTTCCGGATCGGCGCCGTTGAGCAATTACCGAGCTGGCGACAACTATGTGATCTGTGACGAGTGCGGGGGGCAGTTCCACGCCTCCCAGACACGCAGGCGTTGGGATGGCATGCGCGTGTGCCATGCGGACAACGACATTCGTAATCAGCAGGACTTTGTCAAAGGGCGTGTCGATCGGCAGAGAGCCGAGATCACCAGACCCGAGCCACAGGATGTCTTTGTCGGTGGCGAAACGCTGACCCTCGATGACGGACTTACGCCGCTTCAGGGTGACAACTATGCAGAATTGGCGGTTGACTGATGGCTAGATGGGTCGATGACACAGCGGAATTAGAGATCATAACCCCGGATGGC